CGTTCAACTATTGGCCCGTTAAAGAACAGTTTTTGCACTTCTAAGAAACGCGATGTAGCAATCAGATCATCTTTATCAATTAAAACTGGGGTGTCGGATGTCATACCAAGCAGCGCTCCAGCCCCACCCATCTGATCCGTCATCATGTAATAGATCAGATCAGTAAATAAATTGCTTGGACCGTTAACGTCAGAGTCCCCATAAGTAGCTGTTCTGTCTGGGTGCAACCGCTCCACTCGCAACCCTTTTCCTAACCACATTCGCAGTTGATCAAGACGAGTAAAGTTACGAGTTGCTTTAAGCGAAAGACCTGCAAGTACAAGATGATTCATAGGTGGCAGTTGTTCGTTCTCTTGCACCTCATTGACGTAAACAATTTCATGTTCAGGTTGACCAGAGTTTGATTTATCAACAAAGTCTCGATAAAAGCTTATGTCGCTGTATTGGGTTTGACCCGCAAATATCTGGTCAGAACTAAACCGAGGGGGAGTGATGTTTTCAATTAAACTGCCGACTTGATAGACAAAACCTGCTTGAGAATATGCCTCTGTTAGATAAGGGTTGTTACCTGTAAGCGTAATTAAATCCTCAAATTCTTCGCCTTTTTCCCAGTCTTGAGATGTTCCTGGTACTTGTCTGACAACAACTTCCGGAGCAGTCCAAATTTTTCCTAAACCGCGAAAGTCTGTAAACTCATAAAGCACCGTTGAAGTCAACAAAACTTGCATTGTTTTGCTGTTTTTTGTAAATTCTCTTTCTACGGTTTTTGATGCGCCAATTGAGAGGCCTGGTGCTGTTGCATCGCCAAAGACTTGATACAAATAAGCCTGTCTTCGCCCAATCACAGCTTCAGTCCTTTCGGCTACTGTGACTCTAAATTTAAACCCTGAAAAATTAATTGTTTGTTGCCCAGAAGGTGCGTCAGGGTTATTTTTATAAGGGTTGCTGTTTGGATAAGCTGGATGGCTACTGTTTAAATTTACCGTAGAGTCAGATCCACGTTTAGCTTCAAACTCTTCTCCTTGCGTAAAATTGCCAGAACTCCCAAGAACACTTGCAGAAATTAGTCTCCAGTTATAAGTAGCACCATTATATTTCCTAGCAAAATGTGTTAGAGCCAGCTCATACCGCTCGTAAGTCCAAGAAATGCTAACCCACTTGCGTGGGTTGTCATTTAAAAATTCTTGAGTAACAACATTAAAAGGTGAGGGAAAATCAAAGTTACTTGCATCCCCAATTATGGCGTGAGTAAAAGCTCCACTTCGACCTCCGTATTTATGAGCTTCTCCTTGGTTACTAACGTTCCCAATGCGTTCAATTGCTTTAGCTTCCGTACCAGCGACAGAAGCTGGGGCGTTACGAACACGAACAACGCTGTCAGGGAACGTAGTCGAACCTGTGCCAAAGACTGTCCTAGGCGCTCGCATAAATTCTTTGTTCTGAGTAATCTGCCCCTTTGCAATTTGTTTGCCGCTAACGCCCATCGTCAACGATCCAATGCCATCAACCGGCAAGGTATGGAACTCCATGCTTGTTGACTGGTCAGACACAGAATGAGACAAATCAATCAAAATTTCGGTGTCGGGGAGATTACGCATCTCCGCTCCAGGGAACTGTACAAACTTAAATTCAAGCTCTTGTGCCTCTTGACCTGGAGCTAAAGCAAAACGAATAAAGTTGTACTGTGCGACCGGACGACTTCCTTTGATCAAGAAAAACATTGGTACAACAGCAAAATTAGAATTGCTGACTCCTGCCTTACGCACAAATACACGGAAAACAGTTGACCGCATAATATTTGCGGAAATTGTTCCGTTTGTTACTTGAACGTTTCCGTCATCTAAATCCTCTAGCTCATCAGGTGTCGGCAAGCTATTAAAAGCACAAAGGCCATTTAGCTTTTGAAAAACAGTGCTTTTTAAACCAATTTCTGTAACGACTGCAGGCCGGTTGTTTCTGACTGTTGCAGATGCAACTTTAGTAATTGGATAAAATCCTTCACCAACCGAGGCTTTAGGACCATCTGGAAAAGTATCGCCAATAAAGTCTTGTCCAGGCTCTACAACTTTTGAAAGACTTACAACCCCTATTAAATTAAATTGTGATTCTTCAGTATCAACGCACTCAAGCTCAATTTCTTGGTTGTCGTCTGTAGCATTTTCTCCGCCAGGGGTAAAACGTTCCAGCTTTCTATGGGTTACTTTCCATACCGTTCCAGCAATAGCAAACTGTTCACCAACCTGCATTGCATCGTCAGCCGCAAGCTGCATTGATTCGACCGTGCTGTTTATATCCGCAACACTCTCCCTAGTGTTTGCCTTTTTTTCTGAATAAATTTCTTCGTCAATACTTGTGGTGCTAATTACAAAAGCAGCTTTATCACCAATTGACACCGACACCACTTTGTCAAATTCATCGCCAGTTGTTTCTTCTACCGACCCATTAGTCCGAGTAACTCGAACAATTCCCATTCGTGGGCTGTAATTTCGCCCAGCGCCTGCCTGCCCTTTCTTACGAACTTCTTTAAAAAGAGGAACTCCACTCAAGTTGTCAACATTGTCAAAACTAAGCCCGGCATATTTAATACGTGTTCTTGTTATTGCACGTTTTGTAATTCCATCGTGGCCGTCATCAGTGATGGAAACAATACGATAATTTGGGCGGTAAGAATTGCCATTTGCAATCGGCTCAAAAACGCCAAACTGAGTGCTGTTTGATGGTGTATAAGCATGGCAAAACTGACCTACTGCATTAATTTCATCGCCAGTTGGAGCGTAAAAGATTTCACCATTAATAGCTTTGTCTGGGTCACCCGAAGACGCATCCGCTCTTGTGCCGTACAAAAAATTAGTGTCGCGAACTCTTCGATCGTCTGGATCGCCAGAATGCTTCTTCCAATAAAAAGCAAAAGCATCGTCAAAAAGAGGATCAATTGCGTTGTTGCCAAGAAAAATACCCTCAAGCTCAGGCGGCTCAATACCGTTCAGGCCGTCAACGCCCTGCTCACCAACGACATACAACAACTTGGCGCGTTGCAACGTTCCATGGCTAAACATCCGGGTCCAGATCAGTTTTGGTGTTGCAAGCATTCCGCCGCCATAGCCTTCACGATATAAACCAAACAGCAAAGGAATTGGTGAAGCGTATTCACCAAGCTCTGCCAAAGTTTCAAAACCGCGAGATGGTGTAAATCGACTTGCTCCGGTTTCTCCACCAAGCTCTTTACGGCTAAAAGCTGCTGGCTCTTTTGGCTTAGGTGTTAACAAGTAGGCAACACCATTCAACGTGAGACTGATTGCAAGACTAATCAGCACAGGGACATAAACAGCTTCCGCCGCTTGAATGTCGGGGATATGCGCGTATTCTGCAGGTCTTAATCGACCGCGTCGCCTAACTTCAGCCGCAAATAGTTGATACTCTTTTTCTGTGATCCCAATCGTTTCTATTAACTGTTTTTCGTACGGAAGCAATGGTACGTCGTAAACAGACGGGCCAAAGACCATTGCACTTTTCCCATCCCCCTGTTGATGTACAAGATTCCCGTCTGCCATGTGACTGCGAATGTCCAAGATTTATCTGGCAGCAACAGAATGTCCCCATCATACGCAGGCTTTTCCACCCGCAAACCCCATTGCAAAAGATCCCTGCATACTTCCCATTTGTTGGCTTCGTACCAGGACTGTTTAAACGCTGGCGCTTTGATACCAAGCTCACCCCAAACCTCGTAACACAAGTGAATGCAGTCAATATGACCATCGCTGCCATCAGCGCCTAGCCGGTACGGCATTCCAATTAGATCACTGCAGTCGGACATTGTTGCTGATGGGCAAGTTGCCAATTAACAGCTGCGTCAACGAACGCCTTGGTACGTCCGTTCCAACAGCATCCAGTACAGAACTAAGTTTTAGGTTTAGCGATACGTTGTCCCACTGCCCGCCAACAGCTTGGCCTGTAAACGAATGCAGCTTTTGATGGGTGCCTGCTGGGTTGTCGGCGTCCAAAATCAATACGTCAACTTCCATAAGCCAGTTCTGGTCAATGGCTTGATCAGCAAAGCCACGAGACAAACCATTGTTTGGGAACACAAGAGTTGCTTCTAGGCCATCACCCGTGCGATTAACGGTTACACCTGAAAAACCAAATGGCACAAACCGATATTGATTGCCATCGTGCGTGGCTTCTTGGTTGATGTAGAAGTTTTGAAAGAAGTAAAGCGTTTCTAGGCTGCCTGTTGATGGGCTGCGACGCTTAATTCGAGTGGCATGGCCAAATGCGTACTGGCTCACATTCCTAACCTCCGGCGAGTGCTACCACTCATCTGTAATCGTTTTAGCGTGTTCTGTTCACCGCGTTGTGCGCCTTGCGATGCTGCACGTTGCATTCCAGACTGGAACTGATCAGCGGTTACATAATCAACGCTGTTGATACGTTCCACGGTGTAGCGAACATCGATTGGTGCGGCAACTGCAACGCCACCATCGCCTGATGCAGACGATCCACCATCAGAAGGAATGACACCGCCACCGCGTGAGCCGCGCGAATAACGCGACATGCTTTCACGCATTTTGGATTGAGGGATGACGTACTCAGGCTCGCCGCCTTCACCGATTAATGCGCTAGTTGGGCTGGAAACAAAACCGCCCTGAGCGAATTTTTGAGCAGGAAGGATTGTTGCAGGGGCAAAATCGCTGACATTGCCAAATGTAGGCCCTGCTCCAAGCCCAAAATCGCCTGCAGGACCGGCAAGATTAGCGGCAGAGCCATATTTACTTGCTGGGGCAGCAGCACCACCGCCACTAGCCGCAGCACCAGCCATTGAACTAATTATTTGTGTAACAAACTGAATAGCCTGCATCTTGATTGCAGCAGCAATAATCTGAGCCGTCATATCCAAGAAATGATCTGCTGTTCGTTGGAATAGATTTGCCAACGCTTCTTGAGCAGTCATGCTGCCGCTAATAATGCCTTTAAATGATTCGCTAAACGCATCTCCTATGGCGTTTCCTGCAGCAATTGCTCGCTCCGTGGGGTCAAGCAAGTCATTTAGTTCGCCTTTGAGACGCTTCATTTCCTCCGCAATTCTCTCAGCAGAGGTCTTTTTGCCTTTAACCTCGCCCTTAGCTTTTTTGCCTTTTTCCCTAATTTCGTTTTCGCGCTCTAAAGCGTCATTTAATGCTTCCTGCGCTGCTGCGTGGCCCTCTGTGTTAACAGCCTGAGCGACTATTACTCTAAGAATGCTGATCTGAATCTTATTAGAACGCAATTGTTTTTCGACAAGTTCATCAATCTCTTTGACTTGTTTTTTAGCTTCAATGACCTGTTTTGCAGCGGCAGGCGTAGAGCCGCTCATGATTAACTCTCCGTACTCGCGTTCAAACGCATTGCGGTCTTTTATTGCATCCAACTTTCTTTGAACAGGCTCAAGTGTTTTTTCGCTTGCACCTGCAGAACGCTCCACGGCAACAGCAATCTCTCGCTCAAATTGCAGTTGTGCAAGTTTCTCTGAGTTTACTTGAATAGTATTACTTAAAATAATATCTTCTTGGTCTTTAAGCTTCTCGCGTTCCGTTTTCCCGGTCGCTTGTATTTGTGCAATACGTTTTTCAAACGCAAGCTTGCGACGAACAATTGAAACGCCCTCAGAGTTTAATCCAACAACTTTTTCTTCAGATTTAATTGAAGCGTTGACAATATCAAGACGCTTTTTAAGGTTTGAGGTTGGATCTGCTTTACTGCTACTTGTCTCAGGATCAAGCCCAGAAATTGATTCAAATATACCTCTAAGTTTTTGAGCAAACTCTTTTGCGGTTTTAAGCCTTTCTTTCCTTCCATTAGCTAGTTTTTCTTCAAGCTTGTCTCCGCGTTCGTTTGCAAGGGTTTCAGCGGTAATTATATCAGTCAGACCCATTGCCACTCCATTCGTGCTACCACCCGCCATTGCAAGGCCCGCAAAGATATGATCCATAAGACCGACCTGTCTAGCCTGAGATACTTCACGCTGTTCTTCTGCTTTTGCAATCGCCTCAATCAAACTAAGCTGAACAATTTGAGCATCTTTTATTTTTAATTCGTTAATAAGTTGTTCGGCTTTTTCTGGCCCTATTTTTTCAACATTGTCAAAAATAGCTTGACCAACTTGGCTAAGCTTTTTAGTTGCAGCAAGATTTTTTATCGTAGAAACATCGTCACCAAAAATTTGAGCTAAAGCTTTTACTTCGTCTGCATTGGCACCAAGATTTTTAAATCCTGCAAGCAGCTCAACTGTTTCCTCCTTTGCGAGACCTATCTCTGAAGCAAGTGTGTTAATTTCTTGAGCCGTAATTGATGCGTTAGTTGACGTTCCATCAAGCCCTGAATTTAAATTGACAATCGTTTTATTAAACTCTTTTGCGTCTGTTACCGCTTGACCAAGCGCCGTACCAACGATTGACAGTGCAAAACCAAACCCGCCGCCAATCGCTCCACCAGCTAACCCACCGGCCAAACCACCAGCTGCTGCAGCTCCGCCTTGCCCAAACAACAACGGAAAACCGCCACCAATTAATCCGCTGCTTAACGCGCCACCAATCTTTTGGTTACGTTGTTGGCCGCGCATCATCCGGTCTTCTTTAAATGAAGCTCGAATTTTGTTTGCGTCTTGGAAAAGCCTGTTTAATTTTCTTTGCGCGTCACTTTTTTTCTCAATTGCACGACCTGCCGCTCTGTGCTCTCCTGTGTTTTGTGCAATTGTTCGCCCAGACTCAAGAGCAAGTTTTTTAAACGTTTTTTCTCTTTGAAGGTTTTGAGCACGATTTCTTGCAATACGATCAAAAATTTCTGCACGACGCCGAAGTTTTTTTAAGTCTTGTTCGGGGCCAATGCCCATTGAGACGCCTGCGGCAAAATTTGGTGAGAATGGAACGTATTGAGTTAGACCCCGCTGCCTTTGCGCGGCAATTCGATCCTCTTCTTTTCTTTGCAGCGTTATTAAACGAGCTTCTTTTACAAGCTCTGCCGTTCGAGCGGACCTTTCTCGTTTTATTGCTTTTTCTACGTTGAGAAGATCTTTTGCTAACTGAAGTTCTTGTTTTCTTTTAGTAGCCCCAGGAGTCGCATCTATAGGTTTTCTAAGCTCATTGACTGCTCTTTGCAGCGCAGTTAGTTCGCGTTGAAGGCTTTTTACCTTAGCCTGACCTTTTACCGCAACCTCAATATCTACGTTGTAGTTGGCCACAAGTGCTAACGCAGACAGTCCTTACCGCAGTTTAACGCCTAGCCATAGCTCGCGCTCCTTTACCCATTTGCATTTGATCAGACGCTTTTCCGCGCTGTTCCTCTTGCAACTCAAAAAAAGCAGCCCAACCAACTAGCTCCTCATGCGTAAGCCATTGCGAAAGCTGGGCGACCGTAGTACCCAGTTCTTTTGCAAGAAAATAAATAAAGTACCAGTTTCTATTAGCTTTTTAGATCTGCTTTCGCTTCCTCCACCTTGCTATCCGCCCCAGACGACAGCATCGCAAGTTGAATTTCCTGCAGTACAGCAGCGTCTACAGCATTCTTGAGTTGCGATTTTTCTCCGTCCTGGAAGAGACGCTTGCCGTCGGCATCAAGTGCCTTTTCAATCATCATGCCTAACGCAAAATCATTAGCATCGTCTGAACCAGCTTTTTTCTGAATTGATTCACGCTCAGCAATGGTCAAAGGGTGCCAATAAACCTCCAGCACTACTTCGCCTCCATCCTTTACCTCATGCTTATAAAGCTGGCTGATGCCAAATTTGTTCCGAAGCAACTCGGTAGCACGCATGAAATAATCTCGTTTCGATTAATATACTATACGACTGCTGTAAATTGGCAAGAAATAATTCCAAGAAAGTGAGCACGATCTTCTAGCTCTAAAGGGTTCGGTCCAGTAACGTCAAGCACCCGTGGTGCAACATTAAATACGTCCGTATAACCATTGGCATTTACCGACGTTAAGCCGTCAATTACTGATTCGCTAACAGCTGCAAGCGCTGCCGTACCAGCAGATTTTGGTACATACACGTTGCACTGAATTATTCCGCGATAGTAATCAGAAGCAGCTCCTTGGTTTTGAAGCGTGGATTGATTGAAGTTTATTCGCATGGAGACATACTTTTTAGTCTTACCAGGGGTTGTGTATTTGATATTGTCGTAAACCATTTCAACAGTGTTATCCGCCGCTACGACTGCATCGGTAACAGCTTTTTCAAAAGCAGCACGGGCGTTTACAAGAGTCATGGCTAGAAAATACTGATGTTTTGAGCTTGGGTAGATTTGCCAGCCGCATTTCTTCGGCTAGCTTTTCCTGCAACCTTGATTTGACCCAACCTCTGGCTTTCTGTAAATGCTTTATTTACCTGATCCTTTACGTCGCCAAGAAAAGCAAGCGTCTTGCCGTCTTCTAATGCGTAAGGAGCATAATGCGCTCTATTCCCGATGTAAACAGTTGGGTACTGCTTGAAATTAAAATCAAATGGCCCAGGATAACGTCTTTTTATGACTCCTATTTCTTTCTTTACACCCCAGGGGGTAAGGCTGTCACCAGTGCCTCTTGCTACTTTATTGTATACAGCCTCCCATGGCGGCTTAGTTCGCCTGTTTTCATCGCTTCTCTGCCTGGTCTCTCTTTTTATTGGAGAAGAAGACGCCCTCCAACTTGAAGCAAAATACCCTGTGTAGACAGGACTATTTTCAGGAGTAGAAAGATCTTCTACCAAGCTATTAATTAATTTATTGAAACCTTGATCAAAATAAGCTTCAAAATCATTTTCAAAGTCAAACAAGTTGGTGTCTGCAAATTTAGCCATTAGAACACCACCTGCAGAATAAACAAATACTCCTGTCCACCCTTATAAGTTTGAATGTCAGTAATTTGAGCAACTCTGCTAGATCCTGCGTATTTGACACTTACGCTGTCTTCAAAAGTTGGCTGATTGTCGCCAATTAGGTCTGGAGTGATATAAAGCTTTGCTGTTCGCTTTTCAGCTTCAGCTTCTTCTTCTGATCGCACAAATTCGATTGGTGCGTCAAAGGAGTAGGACGTGTCGGTCGTCGTCAACGCACCAGTGCTGGTGTTATACACTGGCGATGCCTTACGAGTGTAAATGACTGTCGTGTCAAGAGATTTGCCCAGATCAGCTACGACTGATTTGGCAACGTTTTTAAATAAACTGTCTAGTGCTCCTGGCATTTCAACCCCTCACAGTACGAACTTGATAAGAGCCAGAGCCTCCAAGGCAATAAGCACCAAGATAAGACTGCAGCCAAGGGTAAACGTCGAATACGTTATTGACAGTTCCAGTAGCTTGGCTAGAAGTGTTGTACTTGACTTCGAGTTCTCCGAGCTTGACGGCTTCGTATAACCCCGTATCGCCGGTAGTCCCTGTAATCGAGTCCGTGTCATTTGCTAATGCACGCGCCAGCTCAAATGCAGCGTACTTAATGTCTGACGGGATGGCACTGCAAGTTAACTCAACTCGATCAACGTGGTAATTATTGCGAGGCCAGCTCAAAGCTTGGTCTGCATCGCAACGATCACCGTAAAAATTCAATGTGTCAATCCAGCGTGTTGCTGAAATCAAGGCACGATTCTTGTTGTCGTCTTGCTTGTTATCCCACTGCGTTGAGCTTGGAACGGTTTCAAAATACGCATCTGCTTCCGCCAACGTCACATAGCTGTTGGCTGTTGCGCTTT